TGACCAACGGGAAGACCGTAAAAAATAAGGACTTTGTGACGGGGTACTAAATGATTCGGCATAATAAAACCTCCTGAAAGTTAATCTGTGTAAAGTAGGCGAAGCTGAATTTGATAGCGAGCCGTGTTATAATCGGCATCGAAGAGATAGCCGCTTGTGAGGACATCCAGCCGGAACGGATTTCTGCCGTCAAGGAACTGGCTGAGCATTTCGGGAGCGGCAGCAAGAATCCAGTTTTCAAAATGTTCATAGAAAGCAGAATTTTCAATCTGTTTGTTGACATCTGCGCTGTAAGCTTCACGGCTTGCGAAAATAAAAAGAAACTGTTTAATGCAGTTTCCGTCAGTATATTTTTTAAAGATTCTGTCACAGGGAACAGCTTCCACGACGTATTCAACGGGGTCTTTGCTGAGGTAGTCAATCATGAAGCAGCCGTCTTTGAGTTCGGGGAAGGTCATGACAAAATCTCTGATGCATTCGATAACGGGTTTCATTTAAAAGCCTCCCTGACTTGTTTGAGGATGTCTTCTTTCTGGTCGGCTTTCATGCGTTCAAACCAGAGTTTTCCTCTCAGTCCGGTAATACCGCCGGAAGCGTTCAAGCCTTCAATGCCTCTTCCGGCGTTTTCATAATACTGTCGTCTGGCATAAGGAGCAATATATTTGATTTCTCCAGAGCCGATGACAGTTCCTGCAATGCCGGATTTTTTGAGTATGCCGGAACGAAACGGCACATAAGGGTCAGAACGGCGGAGAACTTCGCTGTCTACCAGTTTCTGAGCCTTTTCAAAACGCTGTTGCTTATCAGCTTGAAAAGACGGATTCCAGATAATTCCATTTGATTTCATGAAGCAGTCACCTCGATATGCTGAACAAACTCCGAACCGAACAGGAAATTCTTAACATTGACAACGGTCAAAGCAGATGCCGGCGGACCTTCTTCCTCTGAAATGCCGTCAAGAATTCTGTCATCCGGTTCAGGAAGAAATCCATTTGGAATAGAAGCTTTTGGAATGATGAACAATGTCTGATTTGCTGGATTTCTGGAAGCGATATTGCTTGAATTTTTAGAAAGCTCCTGCGCATAAAGATTTTCCTGATAGTGTTCATTGAAATAATAGCGTTCATAAGTCGGCGCACGGTTATGAATGATTTTGTGCCAGACAGTGCAGTTTGTTCTGTTTGTAAACATGATTAGTCAACTCCTCTGTAAAGCAGTCCAGTCCTGCCGAGATGCTTCATTGCAATCTGTGCAAGCAAAGTTTCCAGCCCAGCAGGAGAGCCGTCCAGCAGGGTAGAAATGTTGTCGGAAACGCTTCCGAAATTGACGGAATATGCACCGATTTGTTCATAAGTTTTCGTCCCTGCCTGATTCGTTCCGGATTTCAAGGCGGATTCTGCAAAGCTGAAAAAATATTCTGCCATTTCACAAGCACAGCGTTTTACATTTCGTTCAAAATTTACTGGAATGCCGTTTTCAAGCCTGCCGAACGTAACGGCATCCAGATAGTCAGAAACTTTTCCAGCAGTGAAATTCCAGCTTGCTTCCGGAACGAGAGAACCGCCGAATTCAGTTGTATAATAATTATAATCAGCGTAAATCAAGGCTTTTCAGGCTGTTCCGGCTTGGCAGGCTTTTTCTTTTCGTCCGGAAAGGTTAAACCAATTGTTTTCATCAAATCACCTCATCAGGAAGCAGCAACAGAAGCATAAATACCGTTCTGCTTATTGTCGTAAACGTCCGTAATGCCGTAAGCTCTGTAAGCGAACATCCAGCTGTCAGAAGTCTGATTCTGTTCCGGAGTGATAATTTTTGTCACTCTGTGTTTTGTGAACTGGAGCGGAGAATTTTTCTGGATAACCATAAAATTCAAATTTTTTCCGGCAGAGGCTTTGCTGTAACCGCCGATTTCTTCGCCGGAAGTTTTGCCGTCCAGCAGGGTGATAGCAGAATAGAATCTTGTCTGCGGAACTTTCACAATTTCTTCGTAGCCGTCCAGCATTGCCTTAGATTTGAAAGAATCGAGGGCAATAATCAAATTATACAGCGTAGGCGTGATAAATAAATATCTGCCTTCTGCCGGAACTTCTGCTTCGTCAAGAGTGGTATTTGCTGTCGTTAATGCGCCGACAATTGCATCACCGGTCGCATAGGTCTGATTGGTGGCTTTTGTTCCGGCTTTGTCAGCGTAGACAGCGAAACGCCATGCATCGAGTTCGGGAACAACTTTTGTTCGGATAAATTCAGAAGAAAGCATTCCGAAAGAAATTCCGGCTGTTTCTTCATCGTCCATTGCATCGACAGAAAATTTTCTGCCACGGTCATAGTTAAAAGTTTTTGTTTCCCAAGTCAAGGACTCTGTGCCGTCTGTGTAGCCGGTACTTCTGGAGTAATCGCCGAGACCGTCAAGAGCCATCTTCGGGAAAAGAATTTGATTGGTCTGGCTTCCCTGTCTGACACGTTCAGAAGAGGCTTCCAAATTACTTGTCAAAGTACTCTGCTTGTAGACTTCATCCAGCAGGGAAACGTATTTGCTGATAAGTGCGATAGAATTAGGCATTTCAATTTCCTCCTGTTAAAATTATTTCAGCCCCATGATTCTGCGGACAGCGTCATCATCGGGCGTTTTAGCGGTATTTCCGGAAGTGCTTGCAGTGAATTCCGGTTTTGGCTTGTCGTCAGCGAACGCATCAGGGCAGGAAGTTTTCAATTTCCGGACGATGTCTGCACCACCGATTAAAGAACCGTCTTTGTCGAATTTCAATCCGGCATCTTTGAGCAAGCCTTTCAGGTGAGAAGCATAGATTTCATTTTTCATATTCTGAGAAGCAACGAATTTATCGAGCTTGTCTGAATAGTCTCGTTCTTTCTGTGCCTGTTCGAGGGCTTCATATTTCTTTTTCCAGTCGTCAGCGGATTTCTGGATGCCGTCAATGTCCATATCCCTGAACCCCTGAATGGTATTGTTTGCCTCATCAAGCTGGGTTTTCAGGGCATTGTAATCCGCTTCGGAATAGGTTTTCTCCGCCGGAGTTTCCGGCTGTTCCTGTTTGATTTCGGTTTCTTTGATTTCTTCTGCCATAGTGAAAAATCTCCTTTTCTGTAAAATGGGTATAAAAATAAGGCTTGTCAGCCTTTCTTACGATATTTCTTATTTTTCCCGTAATGCTTTCTACTGAGAAGCCAGCACACATATGTCAGAAAATTATTTTCTTTGATAATGGGAATTCTGTAATTTTCCATGCTTTTCTCCTTTCAGGTATAAGAAAACCGCCCTGCTTAGGCGGCTTTGTTTATGGAAGCGGAACAAAATCTTTTAATTCTTTCAAAACACCTGCTGCTTTTTTCATCATAGAATTATCTTCAAGATATTCCAAGCCTTTTAAAGTAATTGTAGCAGAGGGAAGAATAAAAGGTTCTGCTGTACTGGAATCTTGGTATTTTCTTAATTCGATACCTTCCACATATCCATTTTTCACGAGCTGAACAAGAAGTTTGTTTCTTCTGGTTTCACTAATTTTCAGCCGTTCCGGTGCAATCATAGCTTCATCGAATTCATCAGAATCCATTGATTTTTGCAAAGCTTTTAAAATACGGTAAATTACAGTAAAATCATTCATAACACTTTCCTTTCTTCCCGCCTTTCTCCCAGACGGGATTTTTATTCAATCTTCATGGCATGTAAAAACGTTTTGCATTGTGGTCAAAATCTTCATCGTTCAGCACGACTTCTTTTCCGACAAAGTCACCAGTAGCATAAAGGATTAAGATATCAGCACCAAGCTGTTCCGCTTTTATGATTCTATTATCAAGCGATACTGTTTTTCCAAGCCAACCTAGTGGAATTGTATTATCTAAATCTGCATAAGTTACTTTTCCGCTGGTTTCTTGCACATCTTCCTGTGAAACAATATGAAATACCATACTTATTCCTCCTCTACCCATAAAACAATAACAGAATATTCTTTAAATTCTTCACTATATCTTGAAAGAAGTGCTGAATTACGATTTTTTGTATTAGAATCTTTACTGTTTCTAGCCAATTCTGAAACATAGTCATATTTATTGACAATTTCTTTTCTGACGACTTTCCAACTTGTAGTACTTGGTGCAAGTGCTTCTGATTCATCAGTTCCATATTTTGAAATATGCTGTACACCGACAGCAGATTTATTATTTTCACAAATCAGGATAACAGAATTGCAATTCCAGTAAGTGACAGCAGCATAATTTCTAGCAATATCTGGCTTATCTGACCATGATGAAATAGATTTCTGCGGAAGCTTTTGACCTGCTTCAAGTTCTGAAAACTGTTTGAAATCTTCCGCATTTCTGAAAGAAAGTCCTCTGCGGATTTCACCGTCATAAGCACCCATTCTGGAAAGTCCTGCATTGATGACAGCTTCTTTTTCTTTCTGCTGACCAGCAGTAAAAGACTGATAATCACCGCCGAGCCATTCATGCAAAGCCTCCTGAAACTCCTGTGCTTTCTGCTGGCTGTATCCTGTTTCAGCAATAATGCTTTGCAGAGCATTTTTATTGAATTCAGGCAAGTCTTTCTCTTTAATAACTCCATTATATGGCACAGGAAGCTGTTTTCGTTTTTCACCGAAATTTTTTCCTATTATATTTATTGTACCACTTCCGGCTTGATTTGTCAAGGGATTCTGCGGAGTTCCGGAAGGCTTAGAAGCTGGAGAATTTTTGCTTTGCTGATATTTCCGGTTCGCCCAGACAGCTTTCTGAGCCTGACTTCTGCCGAAGCCGTTGACCCAGAGACGGGCGGAATCGTTCAGGAAACCTGTTTGCTTGAGGAAGTCTTTAAGATTCTGTTCTGCTTGCTTGAGCTGTGCGGATTTCTTCTGAAATTCTTCTGTATCGCCGGAAGCCTGTGAAGCGATGACCTGACGTTTCTTTTCACGGATTTTCCGTTCTAAAGCCCTCTGCATCTGAGAAACTTCATAATCTGTATAAAGCTTTTCGCCAATCTGAATATGCGGTTCGTTGAGTTCTTTGAGACGTTCCGGAGAGTAAGTTCTCGGCAAGCCTTCAAAGTACGGATGCCAGTCATGACGGCAGTTGACACCGCCGAAGCCGTCAACGCTTCCGTAGCCGATTTCCTGCGTGGTGAGATAGCCTTTTCTGCCGGAGAGGGAAACGATTTGTCCCTGCCATTCAGCGTGAGAAGGTCTTGCACCTGCGTGAGCGGTCAGCTCCATCAAATCAGTTTCTAAATCTTTTGCATTCTGAAAAGAGACTTGGCGGACAGTCTGTCCGACACCAGTCAGAACCGCACGCCGAACAGCGACATCAAGTTTATCTTTATGACCGGACGGATAAAGCACTGTAGAGCCGTCCTTAGCGGCGTTCTGAACGGCTTTCCGGATAGCAGTGTTATAATCCATCATGCCGGAAGAAACTTGCATATAAGCGAGATTACAGGCTTGTATGAACGCTTGCTGAGAAGTATTTGCAGTCGTGAGAGTTAAGTTTTTGAGATTGCCGGAGCATTTCACATAACCAGCATTGAGGACTTGCAAAGCAGAATCAGACATGCTTCGATGTGTAAAAACATTTGCCTGCTGATAATAATAATTATCATTTCGGATAGCCTGAACGCCGGCAGTTTGAAAAACAGTTCTCAGCTGTTCCTGCGTTGAGCCGGTTCTTTGAGCGATTTCAGCGAGAATGTCATTATAGAGCATACCAGCTTCTTGAAGCATTCTAGCCTGCCATTCTGTCGCATCGGAGAGATAGCCCATTTTGAGCATTCGTCTGACCATATCTTGCAGAATGCTTTCTTCCAGTTGAGCGTAAAGTTCAGCAAGAGAATCCGCCAGCTGGTCATATTGCGAGGGGGTCAGCATGTTCTTCACCAAAGAGAGGCAAAACTTGTGAATCTTCCGGAATCATTTTGAGAGCCTCTTTTTCTGAAATTTTGAAAGTTTTTTCAAGCAGGATTTCCGGACGGAGTACGCCCATCGTGACGAGCTGAGCCATCTGCTGGAATTCCTTGTCAGGGTCTTCTAAGACAGAATCGCCCCAGTTACAGAAAAGTTCCGGATTTCGCACAGAATCAAGCTGATACAGCGAAGCATAGACACTCATTGCATACACGAGATTTTCAAAAGCTGACTGCAAAGCGTTCTGCATTTTCCGGACTTGCACATAGCTTCTTTGTTTGGAATTTCTGATTTCTTCGGCAGTTTTTTCAATGTCATTCGGATTGGAAATTGTGCCGTAAGCCAGACCGGTATTAAATTCAATTCGCTGTAGAATATGATTCAAGCCGTTAAAGAGGGATTCATCACGGATAGCCGGAGAAAAGACCTGCATGGAATCGGAAAGCTTGTCGCCTTGCAGAAGATATTTCCGGAACAGACGCTTGTTTCCGACAGGCATTTCAAAGCGTGAGCCGTCCGGAGTTCTTCGGAAAAGGTCCTGAGAAGCATCGACAGCGAGTTCAGTGCCTTTGAATTCCCAGAGGATTCTAGCCCATTGTTCATTTGCTTCATGAATCAAATTTTCTGAATGAGCGAAACAGGACATGCCAACCGGAGAATCAGAATCAATCGTATTGGAAGCCGGATTCTGATAAACGGCAAACAGCGGATTTTCAATATTTTTGATAGTCTGAATTTCCTGTAAATTTGCCCAGTCCGGAACGCTGTGCAAATTGCACTCCATGCCGAGTGAATCTCTGGAAAGAGAAAAATAGGCTTTATTCTCGACAGTGTAGAGATGCTGTTCTGAATCGAAGCTGTGCGTTTCAAGCCGAGTGTAATAATACTTTCCGAGAATTTTTCTTGACAGGAACACGGCGGAAGTCACTTGACCGGAACTGTCAAAAGCAGTCGGTGCGAAGCGGTCAGCCCTGATAATATCAATCAAAATCTGATTTCCGGAAACATAAGGCTTGAAAGCCATCGAACCGAGTGCAAATGCTAAATCAGCTTTTTTTAAAAACTGCATCAGAAATTTTTGAAAAGTATCATCAAGAAATTTAGAATTGATGTGCAGTTCTGCTTCTGCCATGACAAGCCGTGCAAATTCTGACGAAATCGCAAAAGGCAAATCAAGAGAATGTGAATCATTGACAGAACTTTCCTGATGCTGATACATATCAACCCAGACTTCAAGAGCCGTCTGCATTTCAGGAGAAACAGGCTTTTCAGCGTTCTTTGATTTGCTGAACAGTTTTGCAATAAAATCAAAAATTTTCAGAAGAATCACCTTCTTTCAGGGAGAGAAAAATAAATCAGGCATCTGCCATCTCATGACGGTATGCACGAAATAGCGAATGTCATCCATAGCGTGGTCATTTTCTTTCAAGACTTTATCTTCGGAGGCTTTTGCATCCCAGCAGTAGAGACCAAATTCACGGATAGAATCTTTGCAGGAAGGGCTGAAAAAGAGCCGTTCTGCTTGAAGCAGAGCAGCCGTGTTCCGAATGCCGTCAAGCACTTCATTTTTCGCTTTTCTGATGGGGAACAGCTGATGACGGCGAATGCATTCAATAAAACTCGCAGCAGAAGGGTCAACAATGACAGATTCAATTCTGTCTTTGAAGTTTCCAGCGAGCCTTTCAAGTTCCTGATAATGTTCTTCATCGGTGCGAGGGAGAGCTTTTCTGCCGTCATAGTAGCTTTCCCTGATTCTGTAAGCGAAGCCGTCCGGTGTGAGAAACCACAAGCCCATTGACGTAGGATTCAAAGTGCCATAATCGACAGAAATATAAAAAGACCCTCCGGATAATTTTTCAAAATCTTCCGGCGGTTCAGCGAGATGTTTAGATTTGTCGAACATCGGATAAATCAGCCCGTCAGCGAGAACCCAGCGACCTTTGATATATCGCTCATAGAAAACACCGAAATATAAATTTTCTGTCCGGCGGATTTTATCCGGAGTCATTGCCGGATTATCCTGCATTTCAAAATGAATGTACAAAGCATTTTTCTGTTCTGCCTGTAGAATCCATTGCTGATAAAACCAATGCATCGGAGAATCCGGATTGCAGTTGAACCAGAGTTTCGCACCGGAAACAGAAAGCGTTCTTGCAATCGTCTGATTGACAAAACTTTCCGGCATGAGAGCCGTTTCATCGAACAGCACGCCGGATAAAGTGATGCCCTGTACAAGCTTGTAAGAGCTTTCATCTTTACCGCCGAAAAGATAAAAATGATTTTCATGACCGTTTCCGGAAATCGTCAGAACATGTTTTGAGCCGAGATATTTCAAATTGAAATAATGCGTGATATCAATCATTGTCTGCATCGGCATGAGAATATTCCGTTCCACTGCCTGCACCGTATTTCCGCAAAATGCAAAATTTGCCTGATTGAAATTCCGCATCGCCCAGAGGACGAAACTGCAAGACATTGAAGCAGTCTTTCCGGAACGGACAGAACCATCACAGATAATCGCATCAAATTTATCAGAATAGCACCAGCGAAACACAAGTTTCTGTTTTTCGGAAAGCTTTTGAAATATCAAGGCTTTCCGCCTTCTTCCAGAGCTTTCCAGAGGGCAGGAAGTTCCTGTTCACCAGAGGGCTTGAGCTGGTCGGAGAATAAGCCGAGATGTTTTCCGAGCAGTTCCAGAGCCTTGATTTTTTCTTTTCCGGAAATATCTGTTTCAGCAAAAGCAACTTTCTGTAGTTCTTTCAGGACATTATCAGCGGAAATCCCTGTTCTTTTGGATTGCTCTTTCTGTAGTTCGGAAATATAATTCAGAACGTGACTTTTCGTGACCAGTTTTCTGCCGACATCTGAATTTTTGTATCCTGCTCTGACAGCTGCCTGAGTGGCATTGAGGTCAACGAGGTATTCTTCGCAGAAACGTTTTTGTTTTTCGGTCAGTTTCATAACCTCACCGCCTTTCTGATACTACAAAAGCACCGGATTTCTCCGATGCTTCTGTGATGCCAATAAAACAAGAATGGAAAATAATACTTATCTGCACTGCTGCTATCTTAAGCATAGCATATTTCTGCATGTTTATCAAGGGTTAAAAGGGGTTAATTTTAATGCTGTCGATAGATTTTTTACGGACATATCCTCTGATATGTTCCAGAGAATATTTCGTCTCCTGTGCAATCTGCGGTTCGGTCTTGTAGCCGAGAAACCGCATTCTCAGATAGGTCTGATACAATGGACGGTGTACCTGTGCAATCGCTTCCCGGATTTGCGATTCTATCACAGAAAGTTCCTGTTCAGCGTTCCGGATTTCGTCATTGATTTCCTGTACTGACAGGAGCTTTGCTTCTGTGGCATTTCCGGAAGACTGACCGGAAAGCCTGTCATAAGCAATTCCAGCATATTCCGCACGGGAAACTCGTTCTTGACGTTCGGCATACAAGCCGATGAGCTTCGTTCTTAAATTCCGCCCTCTGGATAACCAGAGGAGCTTCTGTTCACGGTCGTTCAAGTTTACCACTCCTTTTTCTGAATGACGAGTTCATAGCCGAGTGTATCGAGTACTTTGCAGATTGTCTCCAAGC